ACTATTCAAGGTAGCAGTATCGTAGACAATGATTGGTATGACATTACAACTACAGAAGAAGTATCTAATGTTACTCAGACAGTTGGGTATGTGATACAAGGATTCCATCCTTATATCCGCATGCAATTCACTAGCAATGCGGGCGCAGTAACCAATATATTGACCAGATAATTTGCTTTAGTGTTTCTATTGTGTTACAATCAATAGATGTTTGATATCCTGTCAATAATTCCCGGTAAAAAAAGAAAAACTAGTACTGGTTGGACTAGCTTTAATGCGGTATGTTGTGTGCATGATGGTCATAGACCGGATATAAGGTTGCGCGGCGGAATCAAATTTGATGGCAGCAGCTGGGCATATGCTTGTTTTAATTGCGGGTTTAAAACAGGGTTTACTTTAGGGCAACCTATACCAATCAAAACTAGAATGTTATTGAAATGGTGTGGCATAGATGAAACACAAATTCAACGATGGAATTTGCAAAGCCTGCAGAACAAAGATTTAATAGATTTTACACGACCGGCAAGACAACGCATAAAGATTGAATTTAACGAATACAAACTACCTGAAGGTGAGATTGTAGATAAAGATAATCCATTGCACAAAGTATATGTAGAATATCTGCAAAAGAGGAAGATAGATATTAGTACTTACCTGTTCTTAATCACTCCGACTGAAAGGGGTAGGATGGGTAATAGGGTAATCATCCCTTACACTTATAAGAATAAGATTGTAGGACATACAAGCAGATTCTTAGATAACAAAATTCCAAAGTATATCAATGAACAACAACCAGGGTATGTATTCAATATTGATATGCAAAAGCCTGATTATAGTGTATGTATAGTAACAGAAGGCATATTTGATGCATTAAGTATTGACGGTGTAGCATTGATGCATAATGACATTAGTAGTGACCAAGCATTATTGCTTGGAACACTAAACAGACAACTTATATTAGTCCCAGATAGAGACAGTACAGGACTATCATTGTGTGATAAAGCATTAGAGTTGGGCTATAGTGTTAGCTTACCTGATTGGGACGATGATGTAAAAGATGTAAATGACGCTGTAGTAAAGTATGGTAAACTACCTACCCTGTTAAGTATACTACAGAGTGCAACAAATAGTAAAATTAAAATAGAAATGAGAAGGAAAAAAATTGGCAAAGCAGGAAACTAAAAAACAATTAGAATATACAACAGATGTTCAGAAACTGTTTCTGAGGATGATGGTTACAAACGCGGAGTTGTATACCCGTGTAATGAACATAATGAATAGTGAAAACTTTGACCGTTCTATTAGACCAGTGGCTGAGTTGTTCAAGTCACATACAGACAAATATAGAGTATTGCCAGATGCAACACAAATCAAAGCAACAACTGGAATAGACATTGATCCTATTCCAGAATTGAACGATGGACATTATGAATGGTTCTTTGATGAATTTGAATCATTTACTAAACGACAAGAACTAGAAAGAGCAATTTTAAAAGCAGCCGACTTGCTTGAGAAGGGTGAGTTTGAACCAGTAGAGAAATTAATCAAAGATGCGGTACAGATTAGTTTACAGAAAGACATGGGTACAGATTACTTTGCTGATCCTAAAGGTCGTATCAACAAATACTTTAATAGTGGTGGACAAGTATCTACAGGCTGGCCACAGATGGATAAGATTCTCTATGGTGGTATGAGTCGTGGTGAGTTGAATATCTTTGCAGGTGGAAGTGGTTCAGGTAAATCACTAGTGATGATGAACATTGCATTAAGCTGGTTACAGATGGGCATGAGTGGTGTTTACATCACATTAGAATTGAGTGAAGAATTAACAAGTTTGCGTACTGATGCAATGTTAACCATGATGGGAACAAAAGCGATTCGTAAAGACATTGACACAACAGAACTACGTGTTAAGATGGCAGGCAAGAAGTCTGGTAAGTATCGTGTTAAGAATCTACCTGCACAAAGTAATGTCAATGATATCCGTGCGTATTTGAAAGAAGTACAGATTCAGACTGGGATTAAGATTGATTTTGTTATGGTTGATTACTTAGATTTAGTTATGCCAGTAAGTATCAAAGTCAATCCAACCGATCAGTTTATTAAAGACAAGTATGTTGCAGAAGAATTGCGTAATCTTGCGAAGGAACTTGGGGTATTATTGGTTACAGCAAGTCAGTTGAATCGCACTGCGGTTGATGAAATTGAGTTTGATCATAGTCACATTGCAGGCGGTATCAGTAAGATTAATACAGCAGACAATGTGTTTGGTATTTTCACAAGTCGCAGTATGCGTGAGCGTGGAAAGTATCAGATTCAATGTATGAAAAGTCGTAGTTCAACTGGTGTAGGTATGAAGATTGATTTAGAATATGATGTTGAGACTATGCGTATTAGCGATCCGGGCATTGACGGTGAACAGAGTTATACTCCTAAACCAAGCGCAAATGACATTATGAGTACATTAAAACCAATAGCTACAGTTGATGCTGCTACTGGAGAAATTACATTAGAACCTGCAACTAAGACAGTACATGCTGATGTACAGGGGTCTAAATTGAAGTCGTTATTGAATTCCCTAAAGAAATAATTATTCTGGAATCGCATAAATACTAGTAGGATAATTATATGCAAAAACAAACCCGCTCCCTCTTGCAGGAATTAGAAGCACTTGGAACCAATCGTGACACTACTCACATTATTGAGAGCAGGGCCCACAATATTATAACCAGTGCTATTAATTTAGTAGAGTTAATTAACAAACACTACCCTGAAGAACAGGCACAATTATTAGAGCGGAAGTTGCTCAGTGCTATTAAAAGCAAGGATCAGCAGAGATTTGCTAAATCATTGAGGAAAAAGCCGTGAAATTAAATGAATTAAAGAAACCTTTGCACGAAGGTCGTGCAAGTGATGACGTAGAAAATCGTGCAAAAAAAGAGTATGCGGCAGAGGTTATAAAACAATTAACTTCTTTGATATCACAGGCTATCCAAATGGGTGTAGTAGACCCAAATTTACCATCGTCAACTGCTTCCTCAAATACTAGTGCAAGCGCACCCGCACCCGCACCAGCAGCTCCTGCACAACAAAGTACTCAAAATACCGGTGTGGCTCAACAAGCAGCACAAACAAGACAACAAAAGCAAGCATTAGTGGCACAAGCAGCACAAACTCAGATGGCACAAAATGCTACTGCTGCACCAAATGTAGCCCAACAAGCAGCACAAACTAGAAAACAAAAACAAGCATCAGCCGCGCAGTCATCACAAACCCAGATGGCACAAAATCCAGTAAAGCCTAAAGTTTGGAAATCAGGTAGAAACCCAAGCGGACCGGCAAGACGCAATGCAGTATCTAATGAAAATAAAAGATTTGATAGGTTAAATGCATTATTAGAAAACATAATTAATATCAATGAAGCCAACGCCCCAATTTCAATTAGTGACTTTGTTCAGAGTAAAATTGGCTCTATAACAAAAAGTAAAATTTTTACCACTTCACCCTATAAAGAAGAAGTTCAAAAAATAGCTGATGCGATACAATCCTCATATGTCCAAGATAAAGGGCAAGTTGGAATTCAAGCATTAGTTGATTATACTTGGAATATGTTGATGAATGGCCGTCGAGAAAGAAGACCGTCCGGTTCTGCAATACCCTCAACAGCAGCAGATTACAGCTGGCTTACTGGGGTAAACACAAATTCAGCAGGGTCAACAACAGCTACACCCGCAACAGCTACAGCAGCACCTGCAACAGCAGCTACAGCAGCACCTGCAACAGCAGCTACAGCAGAACCTGCGGCATCTCCTGAAGCCGCAGCTACTTCTAAAATTGGGGTAAGACAAATCAACAAGATTATACCTACGTTGCGTAAACGTGACTTATTAAGTGTTAAGAAAAACGTTGATAATACTTTAAATGGCAGAAGCGGCACCACAGCTAGCACAGCCGCCCCGGTAGATGCCGGAGCGAGTGCGTTTGGACAAATGGCAAACACATTGAGCGGAGCAAATACGTCCAAATCAAGTACGGGAGGTACAACTACAAAGACCCCAACTGGTCGAGTTCATACTGCTAAACCACAAGCCGCCGCAACAGCAGCACCTGAAAAAGACAACATAATAAGCATGCCTAAACGAAAAACAAGTAAAGTTAGAGCATCCAGAGAAGGTGGAGTAACACCAGAAGAACAAGCGAATTTTGACAGAAAAGTTCAACAAGCAATGGCGGCACAATCCAAATGAACCTAGCAGAATCGTTAGCAATACTTAGAGATAAAGTAGATAAAATATCTTCACTAAAAGAAGATAAAGGTCACCTAGACCATCCAGAAGATTTAATCTTTTTGGGTGGCAGTCAAGGAGCTAATCGTGCGTTGCAAGCATCAATTGATACTGTAAAGAACCCTAAAACTGTTACTATTAAGTGGGACGGATATCCTGCATTGATATTTGGTCGTAATAGTAGTGGCAAATTTTCTATTATGGACAAGCATATGTTCAATAAGAAAGATGGAACTGGTCGTCAAGTATTCAGTCCAGAACAGTTTGTACAATATGATCAGGCTAGGGGTGTTGACCGTTCCGGACTATATAGTTTAATAGCAGAGTTGTGGCCAGGGCTATCAAAAGCATCCAGTAGTGCTAAAGGATATTATTGGGGAGACTTGTTATTCAGTAAACCCTTGCAAGAACAGAATGGATTATATGTATTCAAAGCTAATCCAAACGGTATTACTTATAAAGTAGTTGTCGATAGTGATTTAGGTAAACTCATGGCCGGCAAGCAAGGTGGTATTGCAGTGCATCAATATCTAGCGCCCGATGCGATGACAACAGATGAAGCTGCTACATTAAATGGATCAATTGGCCAACTTAAAAATAATAGCAATGTCGCTATTGTTCCTAGTGCTATGCCTATCACTCCCAAAATGAAAATAGATGCATCTTTAGTTAAAAATGCTCAAAATGCTATTAATAAGTACGGACCGGCAGTAGACCAAATGATGGATACAGCACCTCAAGCACGTAATACATTTAATCAATTGTTTACAGTGTATATCAATAAGAAAATTGTTGCAGGTGATTTAAATAACATGCTTGACGGGTTCATGGATTTTGTAGAATCTAGGGCAATGACAGATAAAATGAAAGCCAAAATAGTTGAGCATCTTACTAATAATCAAGCAGGATTACAAGGAGCATTTACTATTTGGGTAGAAATGTACAAATTAAAGATGTCTATTGTAGATCAACTTAACAAAGCAGCAGAATCTAGTCCAGTCAAAGGACAACTAGATGACGGTACCGAAACACATGAGGGTTTCGTGTCAAATGGATTAAAATTCGTAGATAGAATGGGATTTAGTCGCCAAAATCTTGCAGGCCGCTAATCCAAAACCGTGTTTTTTTTAGTTCTGGCATAAATATATGTATGAGGCAGTAGGCTTCAAAATATATTAAGGAATTTCAAAATGGCACAATTTACAAAAGTTAACGGTGACTTTCTACCGGTAATCAACTTTGACTCACCAACATACACAAACAGTGGTGCAAACGCAGTTAGTTCTGCGGCAACAGTTCAACCTCAAGGTCCTAAGCTAGACTTCTTCACAGTCACAGCATCTGGTTCAAGCGCATTGACAGGTACTCAAGTTTCTTTAGCTATTCAAGCTACACAG